CCGCCATCCAACGTTTATTCCCTCGCGGAATCCAAGAAGGCGATGAACCTTCGAAAGCACTCACTCAGCGGTTAAACCAAGTAATCAGCCAACACCTTGGGGTCAATCTCCTCAGTCACTTGCGTGACGTCGAGGACCGACTTGTCAAGTTCTGCCTCACGGTAGAACTTCGGTGGTTCTGATATAGGCACCCATGAGGAGGTGAGCGTTGCGCTCACTCGTCCAATCCGATACCCGGTAACCACATCCTCGCCTTTAGAGCGAGGGGTGACACCGGTTGACGGTAGGCCTAGTGTGCAACTCGCCAATTGCACGGTCGGTAACCAATGATGCCATGGTAGCACCTTGGGCACGGGTATGTAGGCGTAAACCCACGTCTGCTCCCAGCCATCGCTGTCCAGAAGCATAGGAGGCTTAGCCCACGCCCACTCACTTTCAGCGTCGTGTATTACAACGTCGCCTAAGTGAGCAGGGCCGCGGCACCGACGGATACGGTTTGGTATAGGATCCAAGCAGCGTAACCAAGCAGTCCGCACAACATCCCAACGAGTAGGATGAGCACCGTCTGCAAAAGCCACGCGCCTAAGTCCATTAGCCAAACTAATCCAATGTTGCGGTTCATCAGGTAACTCCTCTATATAGTGACCCCTCACGGGGATACCAGACCAGAAGTCACCACCGCAACTCTCCCGAAAAGGACCTTCAGCGAAGGTCTTCTTCATATTCGGTTGGAATCCGAATAACCGGAGAGCCGCCACTACATCTCTGTAGTGTTCAACGGGTACTATGAGGTCGTCCCCATAGCACTTCACGATATCAGGGTCACCCCCTCCATCGCGAATCACGGCACGAGCAAGCGTCGCAAAGATCACGGTCTCTAGCTCAAAAGTGAATCCATTCCCCATAGAGGAGAACTTTTCCAATCTGAACCATTTTCCGTTCACTCGCGTATGCGTTGCACGCAGGGAGTTGAGTAATTCCCACCAATCGTCCCGAAGGACGAGTTTTGGTAGGAGGCGACACAAAGTGTCGCTAGCATTACTCATATCGATCGTTGCAAGGTGTCCGCTCAGCGAAGCCTCTCTTGCGAGAGAGCGATGCAGAGCTTGACCTTGTCGTAGATCAATACCGATTTTCAGCAACTTAGCTTTCATGACCCTGCCAGCATCCAGCTGGTATGAGACCATGATAGAAGCCTCCTTAGCGCACCCACGGAATTTTGTTCCGTCTTTGGGTACAGTAAAGAAAATGTTGCCTCGAACCTCACGAGGATCTGATCTCCAGGGGCGCCCCTTCACAAGGGCGCGTGACCAGGCTGTTTCCCCCCAAAGGGGTAGCAGACACCGGCCGCTGGAGTAGATCGTTGGAGTGCTGGACATCTTGTCCGGAATTGTTATTAATAATCCCGTGTCAGCATACGTGGCGCCAGAACTAAATCTCGGCGTTAGAGTGTCCGGCAGATTTCCCAATAAAGTCCAAACATCTTTTCGCCACCGACTGATGAAGTCGACGACGGGTATGTCCTGTTCCTCTAAAAAGAGGGTTTCAGGCATATACCGGCTTAGTCTTACATTGGTAGTACAGTTCGCGACTTCACAGTCGTGAAAAGTCTGTACAGCTGCCGCCTCACGGTCTACGGACGAAGGTAGGTCGCACTTACGGAGAATCTCAGTTACGAGATTATCCTGCCAGTACGATTCACTCTCCGGCACATCCTTACGGATGGAGGAGAGACCGCCCAAGTCTTGGTAGTCCTGAGGTCTACATCTCAGTTGTTGCAACTGAGCCCACTCGCCAGCATTCACCATTAGCTTCACAGCTAAGGCGCGCGGCGTGCCCACATCTCGGCATAGTGCCTCGATGACCCGAATAACTTGGTTATCCATGGTTGTTTCGCGGTCCGGATCTTACGATCAGGACGCCGGAAGACCGTCACGCATCACCGCTTGGATGATGGTGTTGGCAGCCAGGTTCTTGACGAACGCGACTGCATCGTTCTTCAGGGCTTCCGGGAAATCGTCCGGCACGGTCACCGAGATGTCAGCTTCGAACCTGGAACCCACTTTCGTGAGACCAGTCACCGTGTCCGTGTAGGACGACGGGATAACGAGCTTCGTCTGCGATTTCCGTGAGGCATTTCCCGTGGCGCGAGCCAGGGCAGTGATTCGTGGGAAGATCGACGAGATGGTACCCTCCTTGAGGGCCCACGACGCGATGGCGTTGTCGCCAGCGGCCGGGGCCAACAGGGTAAAGGTCTTTGCGACCGGGGTACCGGCGCCGTTGTTGATCACGATATCTTCAGCTTGAGGCATTTTGATAAATCCAATACTTGGAAAGGTTAAATTCCCCGAATTAGGCGGTTAAGCTTCGAGATCCTCTGCACCACGAGAGAGCTTGCTATTAAGGCAAGCTCCCAGTTTAGCTTAGGAACTCTAACTTGCCACGTAACTGCGGGCTTAAATCCGAGCACACGGGTCTTCCGGCGATAAAGATACTGGGCTTTAAACCCCAGTCCCTCAAAGTTGGAATTCCAGTACTCGGAGTTGGTGATTGACGTCACCGTTCTCGTATGACTACGGTCCGTCACCTCCAGCCCCACCTCGTCAGTTACCTGACTAATTACGGCATTCAGATTAGAAACCATCGTCACCACGAACGACCACGGGATTAGATCCAGTGCGATCGTTGCTGGGTTGATAAGACCCAGACGATTGAGTAACCAGAGATTCGGATTGCTAATGGACACCTGTGCAGAGTGCGAACTCCGCATTTTGTACAACCAGTCGTCTTTAAAACGGACACTAGGCCCATTTTGCTGCCAACCGGTCGATGGTGAATCCATCATGCTACCGACTCCTGTCACCCACTGAGGAGGAATACCGTCCTGACACACCGTTGTTAAAGCGGAGTGGAAGTCTTGAAGCAAGGGCCGCCAACCGAATTCTGTTTCCAGAACTTCGTTGGCGAGTGGATCCCTTTGGTGGCGCAGGCGCTTCACAGCGGCTGAGTCACCCTTCAAACGACGATATGCCTTCTCTGACACCCTTGA